TCTACATCAATTTTGATTGTATCTAATTCTAAACCAGCTTCTCTATCGACAAAATCTGAAAAGGCATCAAGGGTTACGAGTGTTGTCTTTTGTTGGTCACCAGTTTTACTAACGACAAAGTTAGGATTTTCCTTTTCATATTCGACGACAAAAGTATGAGACTTCTCTTCTAGAAGAACACCTGCTTCACCATTTGTGTCACCAACAAAATGAGGAAACACTTTGATTCTATCGTGTTGACCGTTGTGATTCAAAATCTCAAAACAAATATTTGTTCCCCACGGTGACGGCTCAAAACAAAAAGATATCTTATCGGTTTCTTCAGCATTGTTGTTAACAAAAACATGTGAGAAGAAACCAACGTTTCCTCCCACATCAAACAAACACTTTTTATTTTCGGTCAAGTCGATAAAGTTTTTTATCTCCCACCCTTGACCATTCTTATCATCCCACTCAGTATTATATGCTGTGATAATACCTTCGTGTTCAGGTGGTAGATCTAACTTAACTTTGTTTTGGACTTCGTAGATCATTAAATGCCAGAACTATTTTCATTATTTGTTTCACCCAACTTAATATCACCACTAAGGTTTTCTTCTCTGAAGAGAGATACAAAATCTTCTTCTGGGCCGTCGTGGATTGCTGCGTCACCTTCATCCTCAACATCTTCTTCATATGTATCATACAACCTAACACAGATATGTTTACCTTTGCCAGCAGTATTTTCTTCAGGAAACAACTTCTTCTTCAACCAACCGACAAGAGTATCAGCAACCAAAACTCTAGGAGCATAACGATATGCCTCTTCAAATTGATATTGATCTATAATGTCATCATTTAAAAGTTTTTCTAAACACACATTATAAGATACGTGTAGCTGGGTTTCAAACTCGTCTTGATTAAACTTCCATTCTTGAATAACCATTACTCTTCTTTCTTTATTACGTTTTTAGCGGATTCATAACCGTCTTTGAAAAAACCTTTGCCGAAGTGAACACCGGGAGCGCTTTCATACGTTCTTACAACAGCATAATACTCACGACACTTAGGGCACTTAACTTTCAATTGATCCTCACCCTCATTCTTAAATCTATCATATTCCTTAAAGGTGAGTGCTTGGTCAAAACCATTTTCACATGTCGCACAACTAAAAGTGTACGTTGGCATTACAGACTCTTCGTACCTTTTCTCTCAGCATGATGGATCACATCAACGTTACCGTTTTCTTTAGCGTGTAAAACTTCAAACTCAATCTCAACATTTGTTCCCATCACTTCTTGCTCAAGCATTCTGTTTGCCATGATTCTGGCATCATCTGCTGAGTGTTTGTTTCTCATCAAAACCATTGCTGTTGAAACTTCTGTATGAGAGTTACCCCATCGACGGGTTCTCATAATCGTAAATTTTTCTATCATGTTACATAATCCTTCTTATCTCTGTATTCGTCATAAACATTTCTCAACTTATCTGGTGCATTCAAAATTTGATCGACGCGGCTTCCGACAGATATACCACCGTGTGTGGCATTACCTTGTTCCAAAGTAATCATACTTCTAGCATAATCAATATCAATGTCAAAGTTGACACCAGCTTTACCGGCACGGTTCTTACCAATATGAAACTTCCTTTGTGAGAATGTAGCGAAGAAGTCAGATACGTGAACCTTACTAATTGCCTCACCCACCTTATCAATTGTGATAATATCGTCGTTGAAACCTTCTCTGTTAGACTGTGTAGCAGTCCAGATAGGCAAACGTGTTTCCATAGCGAAACCACGCAAATCTTCATAGATACTTTCAAGTTCATATCTCTTTTGTTCATAACCCTTACGACTTCTCATAAGATCACCATAGTCAATGATGATTAGGTCTGGTTCAAACCCCGAAGAAATAAGTCTACCCATATGAAACTTGATAGTGTTCACCGTTGCGATCTTCGTTGGATACTCTTTGATAATAAGTTTTCCGCCACTGAATGAAGCTAACTTTTTCTCTACTTCTCCTAGTCTGGAAACGACCTGTTTGATCGGTACCTTCGTGATACGACTATCATAACGTGTGCCAATATTATTCTCACTTAACTCAAACGTATAATGAATCACATTCTTACCAGCGGCAAGAGCACCATAACCAAAGTTAACCAACAGGAAACTCTTACCAACGCCCGTGGGAGCCATTACAACACCTAACTCGCCACCAGCTAGCCCACCATCCAATACATCAAGATGATCAAGAGCATCAAATCCTGTGGGACAAGCATTAGGTCTATGGTTTGCTGTAGATCTAGATTTTAGAGACTCAAAATACTTATGACCAATATCTTGTTCCGTAGTGATCTTCAAAGAATCCTCAATGGTCTTTTGGATTTCTTCAAACTTTCCATCCTTAAGCAATTCGACTGACTTAAGAATGGCATTCTTCATTGATTGATTCTTACAAAACTCAAACGCTGTTTCCTTAGCGTGTTCGATTTCTGTTCGATTGACTTTCTTTTCAATATCTTTTAAGACCTCAATAGTAGCATCTTTCTGGTCACTCTCTGGATAGTGGGAAATCTCTAACCTCAACATTTCATATGTTGGAGGCGAATCATACTTGTTAAAGAGTTTCCTTATCTCTATCCACAAAACCTTATGTGCATCGGATACGAAGTAATCTTCTTTCAAAATTTCAAAAATCTTTTCAAAGAAAATCTTATCGGTTATCGTTCCTTGCAAAACTCGATTTTGAAATTCCTTCGATCCAAAAACACTAAAATTATCAGCATTCGTCATGCTTGTTCTCCGTCACTTAGTAACATCCTTGTTTGTTTAATTGTTGCAAACGATCCAATCCAGTTGTCTATGTTAGAGGGTGAGATTCCTTCGGACATTAACTTAAGACGAAACTTGTATGGATTAAACTTTGGTTCTCCTTTTGCTACGATATTATAAATTGTATCTACCGACTTCAAACTTATATCGGGGGCCACTAGTTGGACGAGAGTTTGATTATCTCTGAGTAGGGATTCATGGTCGATATACTTTTGGTACTTCTTATTCTTCTTGACATTCTTCTTTGAGAAATCAATGACTGAATCTACATCGTATTCAGTCTCTTCGTGCAGGAAAGGGAAGTCTCTCTTAACACTCTTCTCACCAACACCACTAATACCTAAAATCTTATCGGACGTACAACCAACCAATGCCTTCACAAGAATATAATTGTGTGGGTAACACTTCTCATTTTGCATCATCCATTCATAGTTAACATACTCGCCCGTTGGATTCTCTTTTGTCTTAACGGGTCTAAAAATGGTGGTGGTCTTGTCTACTAGTTGGTAGTAATCCTTATCATTTGAAACGATAATTTTTTCATACTTATCTTTCAAAACCTTCTTACATAGATAGGCAATCACATCATCAGCTTCTAAATACTTGATTGCTAATTGAGTTACTGGTAGGTTGTCCAAACAATCTTTAAGAAGCAACAGTTGTCGTATAAAACTATCCCTCTCATCTTCTTCAGAGTATTCAAAATACTTTCTGTTTAGACCAGTAAACTTGCGACCCTCTTTGTACGACGATAGTGTCTTACGACGACGTTCTGCGGATTGTTCACCTTCCCACGCAATAACTACATGGTCAGGCTTGTGCTTTTCTATAGATGATCTAATCGACGCTAGACTCCCATAGATACCAGAAACCAAATCGCCATTGTCATTTGTAATGGCAAAGGCCGAGAAGTTTCTAACATACATATTCAACATGTCAATTATTAAAACAGTTTCTTTCATAAACCTTTATCCTATTTAATTTTCAGTTACTATATCATTTACATACACCAACATTGCTTCCTCAAATTTATATGGTGCTACAGATGGAGACTCTAATATATCAATTCGATTTGTCCATCGTGGAGCCATTGTGTCTCTCACTTGATACAAACCATCTTTCTTGCCAGTCCCTTGTAACACAACGTAGTCACCGTAGCTCAAATGTCCACCGTTCGACTTCAACAAATCTCTACTGACTGCTACATACCTATATGAGCTTGCCTGATCTATCTTTATGATCGTGCCATCAGCTGTAATGTTTGGTGTGTTGTCGGTCTGTTTAGAAACAGGGTGATACATCGTGACCTTGACTCTTGTCGCTGTTAATAGTTCTAACCGTTTCTTAAGTCGCTCAACCTCTAATCTCAAAATTGTTGTAGTATTCATTTCCATAACAAGTTCATAAAACATTCCACTAGCCGATTTAGTGCAATTACCCCAACTTCTTTTGCTAACAATGTCTTTATGATACAGATGTAAACACAACATAACAAGACACAATACTAAGAAGTTTTTAGCTTGTCTTGAGAAAAAATATAGTATTCTATGAAGATAATTCTTGGTTGTCATTCTTGTCATCGTAATCTAAATATGAACCTATCAATTCCAAAAAACACTGTTGGGAATATATATTTCAAATCGTTAAATCCGGCGGAGTGTCGTCATTTTTTGGGTCCGAATAATCGTCAATTACTTTCTGTAGAAGAGTGGTCAATGATTTTGAATATGCCTCAATAGCATCTTTATAATGTATCAATGTCAACTCTCTTACATCGCTATCTTCTTTCATTAATTCTAATGCCTGTAACTTTATTTTACATTCACTCTCAATAACTTCAATACACCCTCTTACCGTTTCGATTTTGATTTTCATCGCATCAGTAAACTCAGGATTAAGATTAGATTCTAAATCATATTCCATTAGACAGACCTCAACAATGTCTTAACATAAGCTAGATCTTTTTGTAATGCTTGCTTGATCTTGGTCTTATCAGCACCTTCTACATTACCCAAATAGAAATGTTCACGTTTGAGATAGTCAATCATGTTACGATATAAGATCGAAGCAATGTAAGCACCATTGCCACCCTTCTTCAATGTCTTTGACAATTCCCGTAGAACAAACTTCTTTTCATCAAACTTGATTTCATCTAGTTCTGAAACTCTTGAGAAATGTTCGGGCCGTGGTAGTGCCGGTTCCTTCTTCTTCGGTTTGACTTTTTTAGGTGGATCATCAAGAAGAGAAGTGTCTTTCTTGTTCTTCCTTTTAAGTCTAGATGCTACAGGTGTACCAGAAGTAGATTGTAATTCTCCCTTTACCTGTTCCTCAAAAGTTTCTTGAGTTTTAATGCGGGGTGTAGCTTTCTTGCGGGGTGTTGTTTTCTTACGAACTGAAACCTTTTCGCGGGGCATTACTTCCTCACTGAATGATTAGGTTGACACCTATGGCAAGGCACATATAAAACAAAATCGTGCCGATAAGTATCATCTTGTAGTGGTCAGAGTTGTGTTGTTTCATATATATAATATACCACATTTAAGGGGGTTTGTCAAGCATTAAATGGAGTGGATAATAGGAATCGAACCCATAAGAATCTTGATTGAAAATCAAGTGCTTTACCAAATAAGTTTCATCCGCTGTCGTTACGTAACTACTTTTGCTAATGCTTCTTCTTCGTTTTCCAACCAATCTTGAACGTTGATACCTTTATCGTCAATAAAGTAATCAGCGGATAGTTTAGAACCAACGATCAATTCGTGATACTGTATTCCAAACTCTTCTAATTGTTTGGCAGTAAACTCTTTCCAATTAATACCGGAAGTACCACCACGGGCAGTATCAATAATAATCCAATGACCAGCATCGAAAAGAGCATTCACCTTAGCAATAGCTTTCCAAATTGGTACTGAGCTTCTGTAATCATTACCCATTGTTTTCACCAAAGTCCCATCAAGGTCAAATACAAATCTTTTCATTAACTCTTCTTCTCACTGTCGTGAATGGAATATTTGTGATACGTCCTATCTCTCTCCAACTTTTACCTTGTTTTCTCATAACTACTAAATCATCATCTACAATATCAGTAATAATTCCCTTCAAGCGCTCCACAATCGAATGTCGCTGACTTCCTTCCATTTCAATGAGCTGTTACTAATCTACGTTACCGGTCCCTGACGCGGTTTGTCGGCCGTAATCAATTAGCCTTCAGCTGGAAGGTGTTGCCATTGTCCCGTCAGTGAGAATGACAACATTGTCGTATCCGATACGCTTCCCTCGTCCTAATGCGACCAAAGGACTACACCAGATTTATTATTGATCTCTAAAATTACGTCCAAAGAAACCAACGATACTTAATACAAGAAAACCAGCAAACCACTGAGTAATATCAATGCAGCCTTGAGTCCCTGCAACTAACAAACCAACACTTACCACAAAGGTTGATGTGTCGATCTTATCTCTTAAAAATGCTGATTTCAACTTCGCTTTAAGTCCCATAATTATTTCCTTTTGTTATATGTCTTCGCCGGGAGCTAATTCTTCCAACACGATTTTTTCTGTTCTACGATGTGGGTCTGGTTCAACATACAAAACTTCTTTGACCTTACTCTGTAAATATATTCTTAATTCTTCATGTTCACCAAGATAGGTCGCAAACTTTGTATTTTTAAACTGATGTGTCTTGCCATCGTATTCTATAGTTGATAACTGGGCAGTCTTTTTAACGGCAACACCATGTGCTAAAAGAATAGGTAACCAACTCTCTTCATCAATCAAACCTCTAGTAAAGTATACCTGCAAGATTGCTTCGCGATGAGGTGGGCCCATTCTATTCTTTGCCACCTTGGCTTTGATGCCAACACCGATTACATCTTCACCAGCCTTCACCTTACCAGCACTATACAACTTAAGTCTAACAGATGCCATAAACGGGACAGCTCGTCCACCTGGCGTTGTGTCAGGGTCACCAAATACTACACCGATCTTGGTTCTCAACTGATTCAAAAACACCAATGAGATACGTTGTCTGGCAATCAATCTGATTACCTTTCTCAATCCCTGTCCAATCAAACGAGCGTGAACACCAACTAGAGAATCGCCAGTATCCTTCTGTAGTTCGATATCTGCTGACGTAGCAGCAATACTATCCCAAACGATACAACATAATTGATCCTTGTTTTGTTCACGGATATTTTTGATTACTGTTTCAATTGTTTTGAAAACATCTTCAATACTATCTGGTTGGATGTATATCAAATTCTTATCCGGTTCCAAACCAAGCATTCTTAGGAAATCAAAATTGCATGAACTTTCCGTATCAATCAATACAGGAATACCACCACGTTCTAAACAATCTCTCAAAATCATATACGAAATAAGAGACTTACCAGTTGCGGCCTCGCCACTAATCTCTACCAACTTACCAACAGGAATACCACCAGCAACATCTGTCTTATTACAGATAACCATATCCAAAACAGTACTACCAGTGGAGAGCCATTCTTTTACTTCGGCTGGGGACTCACCAACTCCGATGATCGTGGCTACATCACCAAGAGTTTTATTTAGCTCGTCTACTAATTGTTGGTGGGGAAGGGAAATGTCATTTAAGACACTCCCTTCTCCATCATAATCAACCGTTGCTTTGCTAACGACCTTTTTCTTTGCCATCAGTTATTGACGACTTTATCAAACTTATCAGATACACTTTCCTCTACTGAGGATTCATTCTTGCCGTCGAAGTCAATCAAATCTTCTTCGTCAAGTTCTTTTGAACCGTTCTTGGAATAATTCTTTTGGGTACCAGTTTCAGTACCTTCCTTAACGTCACTAGTTGCGAAGAATCCACTCAAAGCAGCTGACATTTCTTCAGTAGTACGATACGTATACTTCTCATCAATATTTGAGACTGTTTCAAGAAGATCTTCAATGGCCTTCTTTGTCTTTGCCAACTTGGAATCAGCAAATGCTGGCTGAACAGATTTGGGAATCAAATAATCATTCCAACCCTTTTCAACAGTGATAACCAAATCTCTACCAGACTCTGGATCGAGAATATCAATACCTTGCTGTGCGGCATTTTTAATGGCTGTAAGAATCTCCTTATACGTAGACCGTGGATTCACACCCCACCAGCGAACACCCTTATCTTCTTCCCCACGTACTACGATAGGAATGAACACACGTAGCGTAGCGACCAGCTTCTTAAAGGCATCCTTATACGTTTCATCCTGTGATGATTCATACTTACGCCACATACCCGTAGCAAGTTCACAAATCTCACAAGGTTCCTGTTTCATACGGTTGGGACACAGAAACGTCTTACCAGCAACACTATAATGGAAATGAAATTCCCGAAACGGCATTTCAAGGTCATGCTTATATGGCACGAGTCTAATTGTGGTCTGACCTTCGGGCAACTTAACAGTATCATCGTTGTTGTTGTTACTTTGACTTTTCTTTTCTGGATCAAGACGATCCAATGCTGCATTGATTTTGTCTAAATTAATAGCCATTCTACTCTCCTATGAGTTGTTTGTATAAACCGAAGCCTCTGCCCCTAATAGGTCATCGACTTTTTCTAAAATGAGACTTCTTTCTCTCCTATTGGTTATTACCTTCGATAACAGTATCGCCAGGATCGCTCCTAATGTCATTATTATCAAGCGCTTCGATGTCAAAATCCGGCGTTTCACTTAAATCTATCTCCCAATGATTGAGTGTTGGGAAGTGAAAAATTCCTAACACTTTTCCATTCTTAACTTTCGCTATAAAAGTGAGATATTCACTACCTTCGACATAGAATATAACATCACCACTATACTCTGTCAAGAGTTGTGGGAATCTTTTTTCTTCATCAAAGGCTGAAAGATATCCATGTTCTGATATACGAAATTGTGTGTATGGTGAAATCTTCTCTAACGAATTAGTTACTAATTGTTTATGAGTTACATCTTCTAAATCATCGTCTACTGTATAGAATTTTGCCCATCCATGTCGGAGTGGATATTCACATACAATATTTTTTGGCTTCGCGACTTTAGTCCATGTCATATAAGTCGTCATCGACTTCAAGACCGTTGATATTGTCATAATCTAGTTGACGAATATTAGCCTTATTTGAATTACGATTTGACTTCTTTGAACCGCTTCTTCGGCGGCCTTCCTTATCGTTTAATACTTGATCACTACTTTTACGTCGTCGTGTTCGTGACGGCAATGTCATCTTTTGTTCTCCTAATTGTATCTAATATAACCATTAATCATGTGACTTTAAACCACAATATAAATATCTTTCAACTCATACTTGTTTACCCTTTTTAAGAAGTTTCTTCTTATTTTTATCAAGATTTTCTTGGGTTTTCATACGGAGATTAGACCCCTTATTCTCCGCTTCATGCGCGGACCTTGCAAGATAGTCTATCATTATAGGGTCTGTGGCAGAATAGCCAGCAGCGTCCAATATCTCTTCGATTTGTGGAATAGTTAACAGGATCGTGGCGATCCCTCTTTTCTTGAAGTTCTGAACTTCTTCAAATACTTCTTGTATCGGATCAGAAACTTTTTCTTTCTTTTCAACCATACATATAATATACAACATTTTGGGTCATTTGTCAAGCGTTATTTCAGATTAAATTGAATCCTTTACAAAGTTCTAAAAACTCATATCCACGGCGTTTTGTAGTATGATAACTCAACACATGATTAAAACCAGCATATGCTATTTCTTTTAGCTTTTCATCATCATCAATAATGCCATTAATTTTCTCTACCAATCTGGCAGTAGAATCATAAATCACAATATTTTCATCATTTGTAAATGGATTAGCTAGATGAGTTGTGATAGGTTGATAGAATAGAGCGCACCCACAAGCAATACTCTCAAAGAATCTACCAGTGTTGTTTGCTAAACCAGCACCATAGGAGTCAATAGATACCCTTGAGTCTACCAGAGCATCAAAGAAAGCTGAGTGGCTACGGCCTGATGTGTCGAGTGCACTGTCATCATTACCTCCATAGACAGGATCTAAAATAAAATCTGTCCTATGTTCAAAGGTCCACTTGAGGATTTCACTAATCTCTTTTCTCCACGGCTTCATTTCGTCTATACCCATCATACAGGCTAGTGGAGTTTTCTTGTTGTTCCAAATTTCTTCAAAATCTCTACCACGGTAAAAGTATCTATTCTCAGCCGCAAACCAAAATGGAAACACGTTTTCAAGATGTTCCATATCTATTCTCATTTCACGTTTGAGATAAAACTTATAGTTGATAGGTGAATCTAAATACTCTGCATGATCGTTACTATCTAGATATACACCCTTCTCTTTCCTAACCGCAAATGGTACCTCGGCTTTTGGGGAATATCCATCATTGACCAATACAACAACATCACATACATCAACCAGTTTTTCTACAGACTCTTTTGAGTAGACAACGTAATCCCACCTATCTTTAATCATCGCATAGTTGTATGGAGTTGTACAGTAAAGTTCTAAATCATACTCTTCTTTGTTTTCAATAAGGCCTTCTAACAAGGTAGCAGAAGAATGATTGTAGTGAGGGTTGTTTATAAATAAGATTTTTTTGCTCATTAGAATAATGCTTTCAGTTCGTTTGGATTCACTTTCTTGTAACAGAAATAATATGTTCCATCCCTAACCACATGACCAAAAGGGTAAGGTATGTTTTCGTAATATAGTTTTGTGGCGTGGTCATCCCAAAATGATTTCTCATGTCGAGACAAATGTAACTCAACACCTTCAGGAGCATCTGAAGTGTTTGTTCCACTACCTACGAAGACACCATCAACAACCAAATGTCTGTCTATCATCTTAAAGAAGTCTTCGACTCTAGATGGTTCGATATGTTCAATCAGTTCCCAAGCAGTAATGATGTTGGCTTTGTATGGTTCGTCATCACACATAACTTGATATGGCCTACTAACATCACACGTAAACAGATTCTTGTTGTGTAGGTCAGGCCATTCAGCACGGTCGTGAACAGCGGAGTAGTCACTACCTTCCAAACCAACAGCATACTCAGTGTGATTCAACCAACTCTTAATCAAACCACCACCACTACAACCTAAGTCCATCACATGAAGTTTTCCGTGAGATATAAATCTAGAAATGATTTCTTGCACAAAGTCTTCGTTTGTGCTATTATCACTCTTTGTTCCCCACGGATGTAGGTGGTCTGGTGAATCAAACGCTACTGGATATTCTGTTTCAACTCGGAAAGTCATTGTTATCTATTCTTTTTACGTGAAGCTCGAGCAATCTTATTGCGTTTCTTTCTTTTGTTCTTAAACTTTTTGTTGATTTTATTCTTACGTTTAGCCGAGACCGCGGATTCTTTACGTAACAACATATCTTCAATCGTGTCGTTCTTTACTTCAACATTATCTTCCTTGAAGTATTGACCTAGTTGTTGTTCAAAACTCTTACTTTCTGTCATGTTATAATCCTAGAGTTCATACGACGATGGATTTCGTCGAATATTTCCTTAGGCATCGACAACACATGGCAGTTGGGACAAACATAAAATGTCGGGCCGGCTTGGCCGGTCTGCGGATTACCACCTAAATTAATGGGCAAAACCTTCTGTGCACTGTCATCATCGACTCTGGTGCCACAAGCACCACACTCCCAAAATTCCTCTGGTGGGGGCAATTCTTCATCTTCTTTTGTTGGAAACGGAATCGTCTTATCGCTCATTTTCTTCTACCAACCTTTCAACAATATGATGTAAAATAATTTCTGTGGACAATTCTACTACTCCATAATTATATGAATCAAGAAATATATTCACATCATAAAAATGTTCCTTTTCATCAAATCCATATATCAAACTTGTCCTAGCCCCACGTTCATAAGCAAAATTCAAACCATGAAGAATATCTGGTGACTTACCGCTAGATGATATTCCAACAACAAGATCGAATTGGGTTAATTCAAATCTCTTCAACCACTCTTCATACAACTTATCAAAGCCATAGTCATTTGCCAAACACGTAATCATCCCATCAGAATTTAATGAGTGTGCCTCAACATTCAATCTCTTAAAAAAATCTGTTGTCATATGACTACAAACTGCTTGACTACCACCATTACCAATGAAAAATATTCTGTCTGACAAACCAATTGTGGTGTAGAGACTTTCTATAGTTTTGTCTGGTATCTCTTCTAACACTCTACGAATATTTTTATGAAACTTCTCAAGATGTTTTTCCATTACCAGCTTTTTTCCTCTGTGTTTAACAACACCCGTGAGCCGTATGGGTCTATAGTAAAAGGCATATGTTTGTAACTGTTTGAAAGTGCGTTGAACAACTTGTGTCTATTGAGAGGGTCAACATAAAACATAACAAAACCACCTCCACCAGCACCAAGAATTTTACCAGACTGAGCGCCGTTAACAATCCCTAAATGATACAACTCATCAATCTTTTTGTTCGTCATCTTTGAACTAAATCTTTTCTTGAGTTCCCAATTCTTTTTCAAACCTTCACTAATAGAGAAGAACCGTTTGTTCATTAACTCTTCAGCCAACCACTCAGACGTTGTAACATTTTCCTTCATAGCAAAAAAAACAGATTCGTCAGACTCCATATTTTTATTCTGGTCAGTGAGAACTGCATCGCTCTCTCTTGTGATGCCAGTGTAGAACAACATAAGTCTGTTGGAGATATCACTTAACTCATGGTCAGAAAAACAAAACTTCTGGACATCTCTACGGTCACCACTTTTAACATCCTGTTTGAATATCATTTGGTTGACACCACCGTGTGCTGCAGCAAATTGGTCTTGGTATCCAATGGGTTTGCCACACTTCGTAACTTCGATGTGACAAGCCTCTTTCGCCACTTGTTCTTTTGTTGGCTTGTCACCATTTAATGTATGAAGAGCATTTAGTAAACCAACTAGAAAACTTGAACTACTACCTAATCCTGTTCCCTTTGTAGGGATATCTGCCCAGTTAATAATCTCCAGACCGTAGTCAATCTTCATAAACTTCAACGTTTCTCTAATGAAGTCATGTTTGATATCATCAATACAATCAACAACTTCGTTCTCTGAATACTTCAGATATATTTTGTCATCAAAACGTTTCTTCACCAACACATATACATACTTATCAATTGTAGCATTGATACAGTGACCCTCAGACTTGTAGAAGAAAGAAGGTATATCTGATCCGCCGCCTGTGAACGTAATTCTGAGTGGTGTGCGCTGTATGATCACTTAATATATCTCCATTTAAGGTTGAAGATGCTTAGTATACAGTTGTCCTACAGTATCTTCAATGCCATGTTTGATTGAAATCGTTGGTGACCAGTTCAGTTCTTTTGTTGCCTTGCTGATATCGGCCAATGTGTCTTTTGCTTCGTCAAGTTGGTTCGGTCGGTATTCGATTTCTGAAGGCACGGTGTCAACTATACTACTACAAGCATCATACACCAGTTCGTGAATCTCTTTGATAGACCAGTTCTTACCAGAAGCGGCGTTGTATGTTTCTGTGTCTTTATTTTTACCACGCTTCTCAAGCACCTTCATATGAAAGTCTGTAAGGTCGTCGATGTGTAGGAAGTCTCTTCTCTTTGAACCATCACCGTAGATGATAGCCTTTTCGTTCTTAAACAACATCTTGTTGGTGAACGAACCAACCACAGGTGGGATGTCACGTTCAAGATTCATACTTGGACCGTAGACATTTGTGTATCTAAACAGTGTGGTTCCAAACTTATTCTTCTTACCATAACTTCTTACGAACTGTGATGCAGCCATTTTTGTGATAGGATAAAATCCCATCGGTGTAGTAATGTTCGGAGCCATTAGTTCTGTCGATGGGAAATGCATTTTTTCTGTAAGGGAGTCATACTCTGCTGAAGTGTCTGCAAAAAAGAAATGGTCAATCTCAAGTTCCTTAGCTAACTCCAACATCGTTACGGTTCCACCAACATTAATATCAACAGCTTCGTTTGGATTATCCTTACACCAGTATACCTCGCCGCGGGCAGCAAAGTGAAAGATGTATTTCCAATCTACCTTATCGTAAACATCTAATGGATTTCTATCATTCTCGACAATCTTACCATTGGTTAGATTTCTTATGTCTCGTAAAGCAAAACAAAAGTTAGGGTTGGCGAGAATGTCATTAACGTTTTCCATAAAACCACAAGACAAGTTATCTACACCGTAGACAAAATAGTCTGTATCTCTCAACAAACGTTTAACCAAATATGAACCAATAAAACCTGCTGCCCCGGTAACGATTACACCTTCCTTCATAACAACCTCTTATATCCAATGATTTTTTTACTATCTCATATAAGAAAATGTAAGACTAAAGTAAACCCTTATATATATTCATTTGCTCTTGAGCACGATCTTTAGGGTTAGCCATCATATTCCATTGCTTTAAAGCATTTTCAGAAAGATATTCATAATCCACCTCACTGTCAATGAACTTCTGCATTATTCTTGCATATTCATCTACATTGTTTTCATACAACACGAAACCTGCATCACTGATACACTCAATATGTCCATTGAAAGGAAAACCATAATGAGAGATTACAGGGTTACGATGACCGAAACTTTCAAAAATATTTGCAGGATTACACTCGCCATCTGTTCTACTGTGAGCCAACACATCTATGGTGTTGTAGAAAGCTGATATTCTATGCTCGCTGGTGGTTCTCTCTACGACCTTGAAGTTTTTGATTCCCAATCTCTTTACGTCAGCTATGGACCGCTCAGATGGATTCACAGCGACGAAGTATGTGTTGGGTGTCTCCACCTTGGCATACGCCTCCAAGTTGATTGGGTGGTATATATCGGCACTATCACGACCTATACGACCAAACACAAAGGCATCTCTAGGTATCTCAAACT